TTTTATAACCTTTAGATTCCCAGTCTTTTCTTTCCTTAAAAAGTTCCCCTGTTTTTTTATGTCTGTACGTTGTCTCTACTTTTGCTGGTTTAATTTCTTGCATTATGTTGTTATCTCCTTTTTGATATTTAAGTAACTAATAGCTACATCAAACGAATCTGAACTGCTAGATTGCACAGTAAAACTCGTGCCTCCTTCTACTATTAGTGGTTGGTTTAATAATTCGGTTGTAACATTAGCTGTCAAAGCTGCTGATTTAATCGCTGTAATACTATTGTTTGTAATTGTCACAGTAGGTGTACCAGCTGATGTAACCAATATAGATTTAATTACGTATGTTTCACTAACCAAAGGATTTCCAGAGCCAAAAGGTGTTAGTGCACTTCCTGTTGTACTATTATCTATACCTACAAATTTAAATTGATTAGCCATTAATTAATAAAAAAGTTAAACGCTTCAATCTCTTCTTTTAATTCTTCTTGAAACG